CCAGCGCACCCAGTACACGGGACGCCAACCTATCTGAATGCTGTACGGGTTATAGAACTTGCTGACGATGCAGGCATAGATGACGAGCTATAGCCAATCACAGTTTGTCAAGCACGAGCCTTGTCCAAAGTGTCAATCCTCTGATGCTTTGGCAAGGTACTCTGACGGTCACGCCCACTGCTTTGCGGTGGGTTGTGGCTACCGTGAGTCAAGTAAAGGTAAAGCTATGGAAGCAGTAGAACCAGCGGTAACTATACAGAGACCTTTAGAGGTTGCTGGTGTAGTCGCTGACATACCGGACAGGCGAATATCAGCCAAGACTTGTCGCAAGTTTAACGTAACGGTTGAGTACGCTAGTGACGGTAGCATAAGCAAACACCATTACCCTTACTACTCCACAGACACTGATGATGTCAAAGGCAGCAAGGTAAGGCTGGTGCAAAATAAGAACTTCTTTTCCACTGGCACGCTACAGGGTACGGGCTTGTTTGGTCAACAGACTTGCAGGGGTAAAGGTAAATACATAACCATAACGGAGGGTGAACTTGATGCGTTGTCCGTAAGTGAGATATTTGAGAACAAGTGGGACGTAGTGTCGCTACGCTCTGGTGCGTCAGCCGCAGCCAAAGAGATTAAAGAGCAGCTAGAGTGGCTTGAGGGCTACGAGAATGTTGTGCTTTGCTTTGATGGTGACAAGGCAGGACAAGCAGCCATAGACGAAGTTAAGGACGTATTCAGCCCCGGCAAGCTAAAGATATGCAAGCTGCCACTGAAAGACCCTAGCGAGATGTTGCAAAACAACAGAGTCAGAGAGTTTGTGTCTGCATGGTGGGACGCTAAACCGTACCAACCAGACGGTATTGTTTCGGGTAATGAGACTTGGGAAGCCATTACAGGCAAGATGAAGGTCAAGTCCATACCGTATCCGTGGCAGGGTCTTAACGATACAACCAAAGGATTCAGGCCATACGAGCTAGTGACCATCACCAGTGGCTCAGGCATGGGTAAGTCACAGATTGTCAGAGAGCTAGAGTATTACCTGCTCAACGCCACAGAAGACAACATTGGCATACTTGCGCTGGAGGAAGACGTAGCGCGGACTGCTCTGGGCATCATGTCGGTAGCCGCCGACTGCCCACTGCACCTAGAGGAAGACTTGGACGAGGAACTAGCATTCCCATACTGGGAGGAAACTCTTGGCACTGGACGCTACTATCTCTTTGACCACTGGGGTAGTACCAGTGAGGATAACTTGCTCGCTAGAGTACGCTACATGGCTAAGGCTCTGGACTGCAAGTGGATTGTCCTCGACCACCTATCCATTGTAGTATCCGCACAGGACAATGGTGACGAACGTAAAGCCATTGACGGTATTATGACCAAGCTACGTGCGTTAGTACAGGAGACAGGTGTTGGACTGTTCTTGGTGTCTCACCTACGCAGGACACAGGGCAAGCCCCATGAGGACGGAGGTAAGATTAGCCTTGGTGAGCTACGTGGCTCACAGGCGATAGCGCAACTGTCGGACATGGTGATTGGATTGGAGCGTAACCAGCAGCATGAAGACCCAGAGATTAGGAACACTACCACTGTACGTGTACTGAAGAACCGCTATGCAGGGCTTACTGGTGCGTCATGCTGGCTGAAGTACGATAATTTCTCTGGTAGAATGTCTGAAACAAGCAAGCCAAAGGAGCATGATAATGACCTCTAGCCCACTTTTTCTTGACATTGAGACAGACGGACTTGACCCCACTACCATTTGGATGGCTGTAACACGACAAGATGGGCAGTCTCAGGTACACTATAGTGCAGATACGCTCTCAGACGCCCTACAAGGCGATTTCAGCGTGATTGGGCATAACCTGATAGGGTTTGACCTCCCTGTACTAAAACGCCTGTGGGGGCTTTCTGTGGCTTCTGAGAGGATACAGGATACTTTGGTGCTTTCCCGACTAGCTAACCCTGCGCGTGAAGGTGGGCATAGATTAGCTAATTGGGGTGAGATTCTAGGGTATCCCAAAGGTGACCATAGCGATTGGTCGTGTTACTCAAAAGAGATGGAGGAATACTGCATACGTGATGTTGAAGTCACGGAGAAAGCGTACAACAAACTCAGGATTGAGCTACTAAAGTTTAGTAAGCAGTCCATAGAGCTAGAGCATCAAGTACAGTGCGTCATACAGCAGCAGATACGTAACGGCTGGCTGTTGGATACACGGCACGCTATGGATCTATTGGCTACGCTCAAGGAACGACAGATAGCCTTGGAGGATGAAGTACAGCAAGTCTTTAAGCCTAAGTGGGTTGACGTTAAGGAAGTAACACCAAAGACCAAGAAGGACGGTAGCCTGTCCAAAGTTGGCCTTACTGATGATGAGTACGCAAAGATACAGGAGACAGGTGACAGGTCGCCATTCATGCGTAAGCATCTTAAGCCATTCAATCTAGGTTCACGCAGACAGATAGGTGAATATCTACAAGACTTTGGATGGGAGCCAAAGGTAAAGACCCCCACAGGTCAGCCTGTAGTGGATGAATCCATACTGTCCACAGTCAAGGGCATACCACAGGCGCAACTGATTGCTGAATACCTTATGGTGCAAAAGCGCGTTGCACAAGTAGACTCTTGGATTGAAGCAGCCAATGAGGACACTGGCAGAGTGCATGGCTACGTCAACAGCAATGGTGCTGTAACTGGCAGGATGACACACTCTAAACCTAATGTGGCTCAAGTCCCGGCTAGTCGAGCGCCCTATGGGGAAGCGTGCAGACAGTGCTGGACTGTGCCTAATAACAAGGTTCTAGTGGGCTTTGATGCCAGTGGGCTAGAGCTACGTATGCTTGCACACTACATGAATGACAAGGAGTACACTAATGAAATTCTCCACGGAGATATTCACACAGCCAATCAAAAACTTGCAGGACTTGAATCGAGAGATCAGGCTAAAACTTTCATATATGCCTTCCTGTACGGAGCAGGAGATGCAAAACTTGGAACGATTGTCGGGGGAAATGCTCGTACTGGCTCTGCGCTTAGAGCAAGATTCCTTGATGGTCTCCCAACACTTAGGGATCTTACTGAAAGAGTGCAAAGAGATGCAGAGAAAGGAATCCTTGAAGGACTAGACGGTAGGCTGCTTCATGTCCGTAGCGCACACGCTGCTCTTAACACTTTGTTACAAGGTGCTGGTGCCATTGTTATGAAGAAAGCCTTGACAATACTAGATGAATATGCTAGACTATGGAAACTTAACTATAGCTTTATAGGTAACATACATGATGAAGTCCAATCAGAAGTTCAGCCAGAGCAAGCGGACAAGTTTGGAGCCTTGGCAGTCAGTTGCCTTGAAGCAGCAGGACTTGCCTTTGACCTTAACTGTCCACTCACAGGAGAATACAGTGTCGGAAGAAACTGGTCAGAAACACACTGAACAAAACTGTGTCCGTTGTGGAGTTGTTTTACAGCCTTACATAAACTGGAATAATAACGAAGTAAAGATAGGCAAGCGTTGGTGTTCTGATTGTAAGAAAAAAGATAACGACAGTAGAATGTGGGTTGACGGGAAGTATATTTCTTACCATCACCCACTACATAAGCCGGGACGCTACAAAGGTTTTACTGATGCGGCCTTTAGTTCCCTACAGAACTACGAAGACTCTAAGCAAGGCCAAGTGTACGTGATACGCAACCCCGCTTTTCCTAGCTGGTGTAAGGTAGGTATGGCTGTTGATTCAGAGGACAGGCTGAAGCAGTACCAAACATCCTCACCGTACAGAGACTACGTTCTTGTTGCAGCATGGGATGTTGAGGACAGACGAGAAGCTGAGAAGCAAGCCCATGCTTTGCTGGAGCAGCACTATGAGCGCCGTGGTGAGTGGTTTGTAGCCTTCAGTGACATGGCAGCGGAAAGACTAGAAGAATTGTTTAACAAGGACAGTGACAATGAGTAACAAGACAATCCACACACTTGTTGATGACATTTACAGTCTAGTCAAGACCAAACGCCCTGAAAAGGGTGTAGACGCTGAAGCAGAGATTGAAAACTTTGGTGAAGCAGTCAAGGACTTAATGCGTAAGGAGTTTACCAACCGTGGTGGCTTTGATGCACGTAAGCTGCGTATGTCCAACATTGGCAGGGATGACAGGTATCTTTGGAACCACTACAACAACGTAGGGCCAAAGGAGCCAATGCAGCCCCATAACTTAGTCAAGTTTCTGTATGGTCACTTGATTGAGGAGATGCTGCTGCTACTGGTCAGACTATCAGGGCACACTGTTAGCCATGAGCAAGCCCAAGCTGAAGTGGAAGGCATTGTAGGCAGTATGGACTGTAAGATTGATGGGGTGCTTACCGATGTCAAGTCAACGAGTAGTTTCGGTTTTAAGAAGTTCAAAGACGCTACGTTGGCTTTTGATGATCCTTTTGGTTATATAGACCAGATCAAGGGATACGCTAAGTCAGAGGGAGACACACAGGTAGGCTGGCTTGCAATGGACAAGCAAAACGGACACCTTGCCTTCCTAAAGTATGACCTAGAGGACACACAAGCGCCTGTGTATGAAGTCTTGAAGGAAGACATAGTAGAACGTATCAAGCATGTAAAGGAGGTTGTACAGCAGCCAGAGCCGCCTGAGTTTTGCAACGACCCTGTTCCTGATGGAAAGTCAGGTAACATGAAGCTACCAATAGGTTGTTCCTACTGTCACTTCAAGCACGCTTGCTATCCAGACTTACGCACATTCCTGTACTCTACAGGCCCACGGTTCTTGACGGAGGTAGCCAATGAGCCTAAAGTCCAAGAGATCACGTAAAGGTAGCATCTACAGGTCAGGTCTTGAAGCTTCATTTGCAGCCATAGCACCAAAGCGTAAGTTTAAGTATGAACCATTTGATGTCTCTTACATTATGCACAGGAAGTACAAACCAGACTTCGTACATACACGCACAGGGATACTCTTGGAACTAAAGGGATTCTTTAGGACAGGGGACACAATGAAGTACAAGGCAATCAGGGACTGCATAGACACAGAACTGATCTTTGTATTGTCAGACCCTAACAAGAAGCTGCGTAAGGGCGCTAAGATGACTATGGGACAATGGTGCGACAAGGAAGGATTTAAGCACTACACACTAACTGAATTTGATAAGTTGATGAAATATGTTGACTCACAATAAATACAACTTGACAATGGATGAAATTAGGGAGAAGATATTGGATAGGTATGACCCTGATGATCTTATTGAATTTTTAGAACTGTCCAGTGAAGAAATACTTGACAGGTTTGAAGACAAGCTAATTAACCGCCTAGAACAATTTGAGGAAGAATTACAAGATGACACAAGACCAGACACAGACGAAGAAAACGAGTATTGATGATGAAAGCCCAGACGCATGGACTAGAATCAACAAGAAGTACGGATACCAAGTGCATTGGGACGAGGAAGAAGACAACGCGCCTAATGAGCATCCCTTGTATGGGGATAAGTTTGTGCATGACGTACACAGTATTGAGTCTGCCCCAGACATGGTGGACAACCCACCACACTACAACAATGGTAGTGTAGAGTGCATAGAAGCTATAGAAGCTATGCTATCTAAGGATGAGTACATAGGTTATCTTAGGGGCAATGCACTCAAGTATATGTGGAGATTCAGATACAAGAGCAAACCCTTTGAAGACCTACGCAAAGCACGTTGGTACGAGGAACGATTGATGAAGTTTTTGTTGGACAATCAAGATGCAGTATAAGACAGGCACTCAAGACTACCTTGGGATTACTATAGACTACGAGAGAGAGAAAGACCTAAATGACTTCTCTCTGAACACACTGAAGGACAGGTACTTCTGGGGGGACGAGACATACGCACAGGAAGCTTTTGCACGCGCTTCCGTGTACAGTGCTACCTATCATGGCGTCACTGACTTTGACCTAGCACAGCGCCTGTATGACTATGCCAGTAAAAGCTGGTTCATGTTCAGCACACCAATACTAAGCAATGGAGGAACGACGCGTGGCTTACCTATTAGCTGCTTTCTTAATTTTGTGCCTGATTCCAGAGGTGGTTTATCAACTCACTATGATGAAAACATTTGGCTCACTTCCAGCGGGGGCGGTCTGGGTGGGTACTGGGGCGCTGTTCGCAGTAACGGTGTGGCTACTTCTAACGGGTCTCAATCAACTGGAAGTATCCCTTTTATGCACGTAGTCGATAGTCAGATGCTGGCTTTCAACCAAGGAGTAACAAGGAGAGGTGCTTATGCAGCGTATATGGACATTAGCCATCCAGAGATTGAAGAATTTATTGCTATGCGAAAAACTACTGGTGGGGATCTTAACCGCAAGTGTCTTAATCTACATAACGGCGTTAATATCTCTGATGAGTTTCTTTATTCAGTAGAGCATGACTTACCTTGGCGTTTGATTGACCCTAAGTCAAAGCAAGCAGTCAAAACAGTCCCAGCGCGGGACTTATGGTGGCAGCTAGTACACACCAGAGCAGAGACAGGTGAGCCGTACATTGTCAACACAGACCGTTGTAACGAGTATCTACCACAGGAGCAGAAGGACTTAGGGCTGTCTGTACGACAGAGTAATCTATGCTCTGAGATTACCTTGCCCACTAGCGAGGAACGTACAGCAGTATGCTGCTTGTCAAGTGTTAACTTAGAATACTTTGATGAGTGGAAAGATGAGGAGAACTTCATATCGGATTTAATCACTATGCTGGACAACACACTGGAACACTTTATAGATAATGCTATACAGACAGTGGGTATAAGGGAACAATGTAATAGCTTGCAGGAGTTTAAGTATCATGTTGACTTGGATAAAAAAGGCTTTGCAAGAGCCGCTTATAGTGCATATAGAGAACGGGCGGTTGGCCTTGGTGCAATGGGCTTTCATAGTTATCTTCAACGTAATGGACTCCCTTTCGCGGGAGTTTACGCTGCATCATTTAATCATAGAGCCTTCAAGCTCATCAAAGAACGGGCGACGGA